AGCACGACGAGCCCGCTTCGCGAGCCCGCGGCGATGGCGATGTTCAGGTCGTCGCGGTCGGCGAACCAGCGCGTGATTTGCTCGGTGTCCGTCGAAGCGTCGTTAACGCCGTGCGCGCAAGCTGGCAGCTTGGAATTTGGCAGGATGGGGAGCACCGGCCAGCCCCAGGAAGCGTAAGCGAGCGCCGCTTCGAGGGGCGTCATGGCGACACCTGCGCGGCGTGCCAGCGGGCGCGCGCCTGGTGCTGCTCGGCGTAGAGCCGGACCTCGGCAGCGCGGAGAGCGGAAGCGAGCCCGTACCAGCGCTTCAGCCGCAGGAATTGTCGACGCCCAAGCACCGCGGCGGCTTGCTCCTCTGCGCTCATGGCCGCGCCTCAAGATACGCGCTCAGAGCCGCGACGGTCGAGTGTTTCGGATTCAGGTTCTTACCGTCTCGAATGCGCGCGATCGAGTTCGGGTGCAGCCCGGTTGCCTCGGCGACGGCATCAAGCCGCCGGTCCTGCAAACGCTCGCGAATCTCTTCAAAAGTCAACATGTTTCTCGTCTCCTCGCCCGCATCCTACCACTCTTCGCGGGCTACAGCGCAAGAAACTTTTCTTAACTTGGAATGTCAGGGAAAACGCAGGCGATGGTAAAAAACGACACCCCAAGTAAAAAAACACTTTACATCCCGCGGGCAAGGATATATAGTCTCTTCATCAAGCCAAACGGAATCACCCGACCGGCGAGACAAACGAGACGACCATGAACGCACTGCAAACCCGCATCCAGTCGATGACTACCGAGATGATCGCCGACGCAATCGTCATGGTCGGGCGCAACGGCAACCTCACCGTCCGCGTGACATTGTGCAACGAATACGAGGCTCGCGTTGGAGGCGACGCGCTCGACGCTCTCTTTGAACGCGAGTGTGCGTCTTGAGGCTGATCGCCTGACGACCCCAGCCCGCTCCTCTCACGAGGGCGGGCCTTTCGGGTGCAAGCACCCGGAATCACCCGAACGACTTGCGAAAGAGAACCAAGTGGCCATCTCAGTCAAGCGCACAAGCGCACTAACCCAGGGCGGGGTCAAGATCCTAGCCTACGGCCAAGCCGGGGCAGGCAAGACGACGCTTATTGCGTCGCTGCCTAGTCCAATCACCCTCTCGGCGGAAGGGGGCCTCCTGAGCCTCCAGGGCGCGGACCTGCCCTACGTCGAGATCGCCTCGATGGCCGATCTCCACGAGGCGTACTCGTGGCTCGCCGAGTCCGACGAGGCGCACGGCTACGAGAGCATCGCCATCGACTCAATCAGCGAAATCGCTGAAGTCTGTCTGATCGCCGAGAAGCGCACCGCAAAAGATCCGCGCCAAGCGTACGGCGCGATGATCGACGCCATGTCCGAGGTGATTCGCGCGTTCCGCGATCTGCCCCGACACGTCTACGTCAGCGCGAAGCTCGACAAGAGCGCCGACGAGCTCGGCAAGGTCAGCTACGCGCCGAGCATGCCAGGGGCGAAGCTCGGGCAAGCCCTGCCGTACTTCTTCGACGAGGTTCTTGCGCTTCGCGTTGAGCGGAGCGAATCAGGCGAGCCCGCGCGCGGGCTGCTCACGCAAGGCGACGGGATTTGGACGGCGAAGGATCGCTCGGGTCGACTCGACGCCTGGGAGCCTGCGGACCTCGGGGCGGTCATCGGCAAAATCGGAGGCTCAAAATGAACGAGCTCGACACCCTAGCGTGTCAATGGTCCGCGGCGAAGACCGCCGAAGGCGAAGCCGTCGAGGCCCGCCGCGCCATCGAGGACCGACTCGTTGCGCTCCTCGCCATCCCAGAGGGGAAAGAGGGCACCACGAACGCTTCGACCGAGCAGGGCATGGTCATCAAGATTGTCGGGCGGCTCAATCGCAAGGTCAACACCGACCGACTCCAGGAGCTCGCCACCGAGCACGGGCTCACCGAGCACCTGACGGCGCTCTTCCGCTGGAGCGCAGACATCAACGCTGCCGCGTGGAAGAGCGCGGCAGACGCCATCACAGCCCCACTACGCGGGGCAATCACGACGACCGCAGGTCGTCCCTCATTCAGCATCAGCAAGGACTCGAAATAATGGAATTCTCCTTTGACACGTCCGACGTGCCCGTTTCCGACCGCTCGTTCGACTTGCTCCCCGCCGGTTGGTACGCGGCGGCAATCACCGGGGCCGAAAGCCGCGACACGAAGTCAGGCACGGGGAAATACCTCCGAGTCGAGTTCACCCTCGCCGACCCACAAGGCCGGAAGGTTTGGTCAAACTACAACGTGAAGAACGACAATCCTGCCGCCGAGTCAATCGGGCGGCAGCAGCTTGCCGAGGTCGTGCGAGCGATCGGCAAGAAGGCCGTGCGAGACACCGACGAGCTTCGCGGCTGCGTGCTTTCGATCAAAGTGAAGGTGCGCGAAGCGGCGAACGGCTACGAGGCGAGCAACGAGGTCGCAGCCGCGAAGGCCCTCGAAGGCTCCGCGCCGACGAAGGCCGCCGCCGGCAAGCCGTCGCCGCCATGGGCGAAGAAGTGATGCAGCCGATTGGGGGGCCGTCGCTTGCGGGCGGCTCCCCGCTTCGGGTGGGCGACCGCTTCGGGCGGTTGCTCGTCACCCTGACGAGTCCGCTCGTCGCGCTCTGCGACTGCGGCCAGCTCGTCACCGACCGCAAAGCGTATCACCTGACGCACAATCGCCTTCGCTCCTGCGGCTGCCTACGTCGCGAGCGCATCGCGGTCCCTCACGAGTCGGCGACGTGGACCGGGATCCGCTGCCTGAACCCAGGCGAGAAGGTCCGGTTTCAACGCTTCGCGGTCACGTGCAAGCGATGCAATCAGCCGAGCGAAGTCGGCTACCCCGCGCTCGTAACGCGCAAGCAGCCGCGCCACGGCTGCGCACGTTGCGCCGTAGCGCATCGCCGGGGTCGCTGGGCGCTCCCGATCTCCGAAATCGAAGGGCTCGCCGTTAAGGCGGCGATGCGCGCAGCGGCGAAGGCTGTTGCGGGAGATGAGCCATGACCTGCGCACACGAATGGCGCGTCGAGTATGTGCCCGTAAGCGAATGCCGGAAGTGCCGTGCGCGGCAGGAAGAAGCGGACGCGTATCGCCGAGGAGTCGAGGCCATGCGCTTCGCCTCACAAGAGTGGTGCCGCGCGCGGGAAAGCAACGGAGCAGCTATCGCCGATGCGCTGGCGGACTTGAGGGTGGAGGACAAGCCATGAGAAACGTGACCATCCTCGACGAACGCGGGAGAAGAGGCCGCCATCCGGGCCGCGTGGCACCGGGTGCTGGCCGATCAACACCAGGAGAGAGCAAAATGGCAACGCGCAAGGGAAAGCCAATGACGAACACGCCCAAGTACCGATGGGCAAAACGAATGGTTCAGGCCGTCGTGGACCGCTGCAACACGCAAACGGACGAGCGGGAGATTGGAATCACGCAGGAGGAGGCCGAAGCGCACTTGTACATGCTCGACTTGTACGATCAAGGCCGCATTGTGATTCCGTTTCAACCGGGCCACGAAGAATCGATCCGTGCCTGGAAAAAAGACCTGTGTGCCGAGCGCAAAGCACGCGGCCTCAAGCCGCGTCTCAAGTTCAAATACGACGAATGACCCGCCGCGACCTGGACGCCATCCGAGCGCGGCGGCTGCACCCACAAATGGCCCGCGAGCGCGACGAGGCGCGGGCGCAGCTCGCGGAGCTGGCAACGAAGAAAGAAAAGCCATGAAAATCCCTGAACCCAAGCACACCATCGCGGCCCTCGTCGACGCAAGCCACGAAGCGCAACGCGCGAGCCACGCCGAATGCTTCCGGCCCCACATGGGCGCATCGACGCTCGGCGAGAAGTGCGAGCGCAAGCTCTGGCTCGGCTTCCGCTGGGCGGTGCGCGAGCGATTCCCTGGTCGCATCCTGCGCGTCTTCCGAAGAGGGCACAACGAAGAGGCGCAAGTCGTCGCCGACCTGCAAGCGATCGGCATGAAGGTCCGCGCGACGGGCACCGCGCAGACGCGCGTCGAGTTCGGAAGCCACGTCAGCGGCTCGATTGACGGCATCATCACCGCAGGCGTGCCCGACGCGCCGAAGAAGGC